ATCACGGCGTGTTCTTTTAGCAATACGGAAACTACTAAATATAAAGTAACGTAACGCTATTTGTAATTAGGCAAAACCATGTCCGACGTGATTGATAGTTTAATTGAAATAACTTTAAACTCCCCAGACGATTTCCTTAAAGTAAAGGAGACACTTACACGCATTGGGGTAGCTTCCAAAAAAGATAAAACTCTATACCAAAGTTGCCATATTCTCCACAAACGTGATAAGAATACCAAACAAAGTAGGTACTACATTGTACATTTTAAAGAATTGTTTAAGTTGGATGGCAAACCAACACAAATTAGCGATGATGACCTTGCACGAAGAAATACTATAGCCAATATGTTGGCTGAATGGAAGCTAGTAAATTTGGTTGATAAAACTAAAAGCGCATCTCCCGTAGCGCCAGTTTCCACAATAAAAATTGTTCCGCATAAAGAAAAAGTTGAATGGAAACTAGAAGCAAAGTACAATATAGGTAGTGCTAAGAAAAAGGATAATAGCACAGCCAAAGAATAGTATTTTATGCTTACAATTTTTAGATGTTCTTCTGAAGCAATACTTCCAAGTTATGCAACACCAAGTTCTGCATGTTTTGACATTCATGCATGTCTTATAGAAAACGTTCAAGTAAAATCGTTTGTTCATTTTCCTCCAAGTCCATATGGTTCATCTGAACATTCTAGGATTTTTACTATAACTGAAAAGAGGGAGATTGAATTGCCAGCAGGTACCAGAGCACTAATACCTACAGGGTTAAAGTTTGATATTGGTGAGGGACACTCTATACGATTGCATCCTAGATCAGGACTTTCATTTAAGCATGGTCTTTCTCTTTCAAATTGTGAAGGTGTCATTGATGCTGATTATGTAGATGAGGTGTTTGTTTCTGTTATTAATCTTTCTGCATGTTCCGTCACAATACGTCACGGCGATAGAATATGTCAAGGAGAGCTTGTTAAAGATTTAAGAAATGCTATAATTGAAACTCACATAGAGCCTGTAAAAAAGACTACCAGAAATGGTGGGTTTGGCTCAACAGGAGTTTAGCATGAAAATTGTATGTGTCTCTGATACACACCAAAAACAAAATAAACTAGAGCTTATAGACTGCGATGTTCTTTTAATAGCTGGTGATGTTTGTTCTAGTGGTGAAATTTGGCAACTAGAAAACTTTGCAAAATGGCTTAGTGAACAGTCTAGTAAATTTTCAAAAGCCATAATTGTTGCCGGAAATCACGACTGGTGTTTTATGAAAAATAAAACACTGTGCCTAGATGTTTTAAATTCTGCCATTGGTGATAAAGCCATATACTTAGAAGATTCAGAAGTTGTTATTGATGGAATAAAATTTTATGGGTCTCCTTGGCAACCAGAGTTTAATCGTTGGGCATTTAACGCACCTAGAGGTGAAAGGTTAAAAAACATTTGGTCAAACATACCTGATGATGTTAATGTGTTAATAACTCACGGCCCTCCACATGGTATTGGAGATATGGTTGATAAAACTCATGCCGGTTGTTTAGATTTGTTAAACCGTGTATCACAATTAGACAATTTGTTTTTGCATGTTTTTGGACACATACATAGTGGTAACGGAAATTACATAAGCGATGCTATAAAAAATGTAAATTTTTGTAATGCCGCTGTGTGTTCTGAGCAGTATGAGGCCGAACAGGCAAGTTATCTTTATACTTTAATAAACACAGGTGTTCATCATTTTTTAACCTGTGAAGATGTGTATTTACAACGAGTCACGTTATGAAAAAGAAAACGTCCGAAAAGGGCAAGTCTATCATAAAAGAATTTGAAGGATTTAGAGCCATAGCATATTTGTGCCAAGCAAACGTTTGGACTGTAGGATATGGAACAACACGAATTAATGGAAAGCCAGTTACAGAAAATGTTAAAATTACAACTGAAGAGGCTGAATTGTTCCTGGAACAAGATTTAAAATCGTTTGAGGATGCTGTAAACCAAAGTGTGTCTGTGGAGTTAAATCAAAATGAGTTTGACGCTCTTGTGTCTTTTGTGTATAATGTAGGAATAGGAAATTTTAAGAAATCAACTTTACTTAAAAAACTTAATGCATCCAAAAAAAGCGAAGCCGCAAATGAGTTTTTAAAATGGAACAAAGTAAAAAGAGTTGTTTCTAAGGGATTAACCAGACGTAGAAGAGCAGAGCTTGAATTGTTTTTAAGCGAGGAATAATTATGACAGTATTGATAACACGACTAATAACTGGTGAAGAAATTTTAGGTGAAGTTACACCAAGTGAAACTCAAAATGATAAGGTTAATATAACCAATCCGATTCAAATTGCTGCCTTGTCTAATGATAAGACAAAGAATGTTGATATACACATGGCACCTTTTGCTCCTTTGTCGGCACAAAAAACAATTACCATTTCTTTAACAAATGTTTTGTGTCAATATGAGCCTGTGCTAGAAATATTGAACAAGTATAATTCTGTGTTTGGTAGCGGTATAATTATACCGTCGAATACAAGTATTACAGGCGTTTAATATAAATTGACACAACATCAAAAACGTGTCAAATTGTAATCATGTCAGAAAAATTCTACACAAATTGCACCTGCATAGGAAACAACATTCTTTATCGAGGAATCGATAACGGCGAACGAGTAAATCACAAGTTTACATTTCGACCAAAATTGTTTGTTCCCACAAACAAACAAACAAAGTGGAAAACACTTGATGGTAAGTTTGTTGATAAAATTGAGTTTGATGATATTAATGATGCCAAAGATTTTGTTCGCAAGTATGAGGGTGTTGATAATTTTGTATATTATGGAAATACAAAGTATCAATATGTTCATTTAGGGGATGCTTTCCCAAACATGGTTGATTATGATTTTTCTAAACTTGTTGTTGCAAACATAGACATAGAGGTTGCATCTGAAGGTGGTTTCGCACCGCCAGAAAATCCGTTTGAGCAGGTAATAGCAATTACAATAGAATCAAACGGCACATATGTAGTTTTTGGTTGCGGGGAGTTTACTACAGACAATGAAAATATCAAATACATTCGTTGCGAAAATGAAAATGATTTGTTACAGCGTTTCATGGCACATTGGGAACATCTTGCGCCGGATGTTGTAACTGGATGGAACGTTCAATTTTATGATATACCATATATTGTAAATCGCATTTCTCGACTCTTTGGCGACAAAGAGGCAAAGCGCCTTTCCCCATGGAAGTATCTATCAACTAGATCGGCTGCATATAAAGGTCGTATGCATCAGGTAGTTGAGCTTGTTGGTATATCAACGCTTGATTATATTGAGCTGTATCGTAAATATCAACCTCGCCAAGAAAGCGAAAAGCTGAATTATGTGGCGTATGTTGAGCTTGGCGAAAAAAAGATTTCGTATGAAGAGTATGGTGATTTACACTCTTTGTATAAACAAAACTATCAAAAGTTTATTGAGTATAACATCAAAGACGTTGAGCTTGTTAAAAAGCTCGAAGAAAAGCTAAAGTTGATTGAGATGGTCGTGGCACTTGCATATGATGCCAAAGTAAATTATGTAGACACTTTTGCACAAGTTAGAATGTGGGATACAATCATATACAATTATCTCAAGCAAAAAAACATTGTGCTTCCGCGTTTAACTGAAAATGCAAAAGCCGCTGAATATGCCGGTGCGTATGTTAAAGATGTTGTGCCAGGAATGTATGAGTGGGTTGTTTCGTTTGACTTAAACTCTCTTTATCCCAATTTGATTGCACAGTTTAATATATCTCCAGAATGTTTATTGCCAGAGTTGCATCGTCCAGTGTCGGTGCGCTCACTGCTGTCTCGTTCAGAAAACACATCCGACATAAAAGAACCAAATGTTAGTTTGGCTGCAAATGGCCATTGTTTTTCCAATGAGAAGATTGGTTTTCTTCCAGATATTCTAATGCGTATGTACGAAGACCGCAAACTGTACAAAAAGAAAATGTTGGATGCCCAACGAGAATTGGAACGAGTCAAAGAAGAATTACATCGTCGTGGATTGTAATCCACCGATTATTTTATTGAACCAAAAATACAGCTTTGATATTCTGTATATATGAAAAAGATAGCACCAAACTTCTTTCTTTCCAATAAACTTCCACCTTGTATCAAAAAGTTTTTGGATAAAAATGATACGATTAATCAAGTGACGGTTTTAACCACACTATCTGCTTATATAGATCATTTACCACATATTGATCAGTTTTCTATTAACAATAGAACTTTAGAGACTGGAGTGGATTTAACGTGTTTAGGAAGCTGGATGGTCAAAGATGGACAAGATTTTGTTCTTTCAATTTATAGAAAGGGTGAAATTGAAACGCCACTAAAACTGTGTGATAACGGACCAAAGTTTAAAAAGGAAATCACCGACGGTGGCAATAGAACCAGAACACTTGATTATTGGGAAAATGATATGTTCAGGCTTCCTAAAAAAGCCAAAGTTAAATTTAAAAATAAAACATACGATCTGGGTGGTCTAACATATTCAGAAATTTTAGTAAAATATAAACAACTGAATACCGCTCGATACGAAAAAGCAACCGTTACTATAAAAATTGAATATGGTTTAAGTAACGAGCAAAAAGCTAACAGCTTTTTAAATACCAATAAGCAAAAACCAGTTAAAAATCATGAAAAGTTATTTGTTGAGCCAACGGAGCTAATTAAAAGATTAAGAAATCTGTCTAAACATATGCCTTTGTTTGAGACGGTGCTTATCAATGGTAAAAGAGTGCCATTATACATTAATCTGACCGATAAAAATTTAGAAGCGCCAAAAAATATGCTCAAATTGTTTGCATATATGCACTCTAAGCATGCCGACGAGCGTGATGTTGAATCAATAAAAATTAACAGAACTAAACTTGAATCTATTGCCAAGACTTGTAATCTTTCTACGGAAAAAGATCGTATGTCG